GAGGTATGCTGCTATCTCACATTGTAAAGCGTGGTATTTTTTGGGTACTTCCTCAATTTCCTCATTATACGGATATGCTTTAGCAAGTATCTTGCTCCCAGCTATATTCAAATAGGCGGATAACACTTCGTCTGTATCAGAATCACCTACCATAGCTTTCAGCATAGTTAGTTTCTCACTTTCCGTCATGTTATCCACCCCCTCTTAATTAGCCGTTAGTGATAAGCCTTGCCATTGGAATAGCCTTATGATTAAACTTACGCTCCCAGTTAGCTTTATCAAAAAGCTGAGCGTCTGTTGGGGATTCAGTCCAACCAGTAGATGGTACTTTGAATGAGAAGCCGTTTGGATGGATTGTCTCTCTAAACCTTGTGATGAGAGTATCCTGACCACCATTCTTAGTTGCCTCTCTCACCTTTTCTACAGGAACATCTACCCTGCCCTTTGCTGTTCTTAGTACACCTTTTCCTAACAGGTAGGTAGTGTACTTAGGGAGATTAGCTACAGAGGTGTCTACAGGTACGCTGTCATCAATTACTACTAGCAAACCATTGGCACTAGCTAGCCTCATAGGACGCTGGATACCGTTAGCGTCTGTCTGCTTCCAATACTCTAACGCCTGAATGTTCTCAAGTGTTTTAGCAACATTTGAGTGCATAATCGCCATAGAATAAAGTTCTTTATTGTCTCCCAAAGTGTCGGTCATAACATCATTGAGAGTGGTTTCAGCAATCTTTGCAGCAGCACCAGAAGCCTTTGCAATGTTTACAGTATGCTTAGCCCAGTCTGCGTCACCAGTGATGTCAAAGATACCGTTTAAGATACCAATAACCTTTACCTGACGCTTCTTAGCCCAAAAATCAGCAACCTTGTTAACTATATTACCGAATGGGTCTGCACCTGATAACTCAGCTACAAAATCCCTTGCGGTGTGTCCTGCGGCTCTACCGTAAACCACGCCTGTCTGAGAATCTGCGCTAGTCTCGGTTGATGTAATATCGGTCTTACCATCGTAATTTACTTCGTTGCCCTCAAGCACGTTGTAGAATGGGATTGTGTACAAATTTCCGTCATTCTGAATAAGGCTTGCAATTGTAGGGTCTTCCACTAATGCACCGCTGTTAAGCATTGCGACCTTTACAGGGTCTGGTGCACTTCCCCACGCCTGTAAAAACAATTCCGCGTCAAACGGAAAATTCAAGTAACTTTTTGGCATAAATCATTTCCTCCTAATTCTGTGATAATTCATTGAATAATGTTGGGTTTTCTAGTTTCATTTTCGCTTTTTCCGTAAGCGTAAGTTTGGCAAAGTCAATTCCACCGCTAGTTCCGCCTTCGGGGTTTGGCGTTTCTTTTTGCGCGTCAACCTTATATTTCTTTTCAAGGTTTGACTGGTGCTTACCCTGATTAGCAAAAACCGTAGCAAAATCTCCACTAACTAACGCCTCAGCTGTTTCAGAAGCCAACTTCTCGTCATAGCCTAATGCTAAGAAGTCTGCCTTACGCTGTGTGACAGTAGATTCGTGAAGCAACTTTGCATAATCTGCTTCGAGTTTCGCCACCCTGTCTGCCTCCTGCCGAACCCTCCGGCTGGGAACGGACAAGGGTGTTTCTTCTCTTACTCCTGCGTCTCGTGTGCAC